AATAAAAACCACCAGCGCTCAGGAGCGTCCACTAAAAGTAACATATGAGGATCTAAATCGATCCGCCCGCCAGCAGGTAGATTGCCTGGCCCAGAACATGTATTTTGAATCAGGATGGGAACCGCAGGCCGGCCAGATTGCCGTGGCCATGGTGACCATCAATCGTCAGGAAAGCGGAAACTTTGCACCCACCATCTGTGGTGTAGTCAAACAAAAAATTGCCAGCACCTGTCAGTTTAGTTGGGTATGTGAATACAAGACCATCAACAACATCAATCGCGATGTGTATATGCGAGTCCGAGCCCTGGCCGTGTATGTGTATGCCAATCGCGAACACATCAAAGATCCAAGCCGAGGCGCCCTATTCTATCACGCAGACTATGTTAATCCAGGTTGGCGTAACATGGTTTATCTGACTCAGATTGGTCGTCATAAATTTTATAATCGCAAGGACACATAATGAACTATAGACAATCTAATTTAATCTTTGGTGGCATAGCTGTTTTAATACTGGTAGTTATCCTGGCATTTTGGAACTACAAGATCAACGAAAACACACTCATGAGCAAGAACATCAATGAAGCCATGACCAAGGGCATAGATCCCCTGAGTGTGCGTTGCACCTATGCTGCCGACACTGATAACATTTGCCTGGCCTATGCGCTTCGTAGTCGTGAACACAACACTGACATTCCAGTACCATTTAGAAAATAGAGTTGGGGTCGTCTCTAAAATGACCATTTTACCTAAACTAGGAGCTTAAAATGCCTAAATTTACATTACCAACACTTGACATTAATTTGATCAGCAACATTGTTGTAGCATTATTGATCGTGAAAATCATTGCCAAAGTACTAGGCTAATATAGGAGTTGGCGGTCTCCACAAAACCGCTATTAATTCTATTGACTCTTGAAAATAAAACCTTTATAATACAGATATATACTATGGTAGTGCCTGAAAAATGACTTTAACATTAACTGATTGATCGGAGAAGTAGTACATGAAACTAAATGCCCCACCTAAAAAGAAAGAAATGAGCAAATTGCAGCAGCAATTGTTCCAGAATAACCCCCTGTTTATCAATAAAAATACACCACCAAAACCACCCAAGGTATTCATTGCTACTCCTATGTTTGGTGGTAATGCCAACTACATGTACATTATTAGTTTAATCAACACCCTGACTCATCTGGGTCAGAATGGTGTTCCCAGCATGTTTGAAATCGCGGCCAATGAAAGCTTAATCACCAAGGCTCGTAATATCCTGGTCGAAGGCTTCCTCAGATCAGATGCTACTCATTTACTATTCATTGATGCCGATCTGGGCTTTGATGCCAACGATGTATTCCGTATGCTTCAGGCTGACAAAGACATCATTGGTGGGCAATATGCTAAAAAGAAAATTAACTGGGATGTAGTTAAAAATGTAGTCAAGGGTTGTCCAGATATCCCTGGTCCTCATATCAATGCAGTTGTTGCTGAAAGCACATTCAGACCCATTGGTGACACCATGAGTTTTGACATCAATCAACCAGTCGAAGTAGAAAGCATTGCTACTGGCATGATGCTGGTCAAGCGTGAAGTATTTGAAAAAATGGCAGCAGGTATGCCAGACATTCAGATCATCAGCGGTGGTTCAGAAACCATGGATCCAAAGACCATGACTCGTGTCACAGATCCACATCGTACAGCTCATGCCTACTTTGATGTCAGCATTGATCCAGTTACCCGTGCCTATACCAGCGAAGACTTTACCTTCTGTAAACGCTGGAGAGAACTAGGTGGTCAGGTATTCCTGGCTCCATGGACTCGCACAGTTCACGTTGGTACTTATGAATATGTTTGTGATCTGGGCGCAGTTGCCAAGTATACACAGCAGATGCAGAACCATGAGCCAGCACCAGCTGCGGCACCAGCTCAGGGCATTACACCAGTACAGGTTCCGGCATGATCAAGGACCGAGTAGCCGCAGGCAACGACGTCACTGGCATCAAGCTTACTGGACCCGACGGAGTTGTCAAAGACCACCGTTTAGTCTCAGAGCTGGGCGAAGTTACACTGACCAATGCTTTTATGATAAGTCGTGAATTCGCATCTGCCAATGATTTTAGTGCCTGGGTTGAAAGTGAATATGCTAAAAATCATACGCCACGCATGGACATCATCATTAACTATTGTCAGCAACGTGACATAGACATTGAGACTGTGGCGCCGCTGATTAACCGAGTACTAAAAGAACGCATTCGCATTGAGGCTCAGGATGCCAAACTAATGAAACCCACAGGAAGGTTACCTATCTAATGACTGAGTTTGAGGCCTATAAGATGTACCTGGCCCTCAAAGCTCACTTTCAGACCGATGATTATGATGTAGTTAAAATGCGTGGCCGCATCCGGGCCAGTCGCAAAAGCTTTGATGGCATGGGTAAAGAGTTTGCATTTCGCAGACTGATTAAAGTATATGACACTGATGAAGCAGTCTGCAACTTCATGGTGGCTAATTTCATAGATGGCAGTCGCTGGGGTGGTGTATTTGATGTTGAAGCAGCTAAAAAATACATGTCCTGGCAACGCCGAAACCAGAGTCTTAGTTATGTATTTGAACAGGACCTGAATCGATTAAGCGAGGAAGCAACAGATGATGGCGTTACTGATATCTTTAAACATGATTCTGGCAGTCATCCTTATATACTCAAAGCGTTTCTAAGGAACAGCATCACACCAGAAACTCTGGTCATACTGGACCGTATAACTGGATTTGCTGCTGACATTCAGCTAGACTCCGATCCTAGCTGGACGCCAGTGAGCAGAATGATTCGTAAATATCGACCTTTTTTACGCATCAACACAGATAAATTTCAGGACATATATACAACATGGCAATTGAATCAACCGAAGAAATGATCAATAAAGAACGCATACGACAACTGGAAGAAGCAGTTCTGGACCTCAGTGCCACCATACAGCATCTGACTCAGGGCATACAGGACATGCAAAAGGTCATAGTTCGAGTTGCTACCAATCAGCAGCAGTTGGCTGAGCGAGTAAGCCTGTGGCCGTTTGTTCAGGTAGAAAAAAAAAGTCGTAAAAAACCCGGACGAGATATTGACACTGACGATATATAATTATATAATGATGATGTTGATGAGTAGTTTATATTATGGTAGTACAAAACGAAGTAAATACAATTTATACAACGCAAATACGAAGGAGTAATACACATGGCATTTAATAGTTTATCTGATCTAAGAAATAATCGTGGTGGTTTTGACAGCCTGATGAAAGAGGTTGAAAAGATTGCCAATCCCCAAGGCCAGGACAGTCGTGATGATGACCGTTTTTGGCAACCCACAGTAGACAAAGCCGGCAATGGTTATGCAGTAATCCGATTCCTGGCAGCACCCAAAGGCGAAGAAATGCCCTGGGCTCGCGTCTGGAGTCATGGTTTCAAAGGCCCAACAGGTAAATGGTACATTGAGAATTCACTGACCACTATCGGTAAGCCTGATCCAGTTTCTGAATTAAACAACGAATTATGGAATTCTGGAACCGAAGCCAATAAGAATATTGCGCGTGATCAGAAGCGTCGTCTGAGCTACATAGTTAATATCCTGGTCATTCAGGATCCAAGCAATCCTGCTAACGAAGGCAAAGTTAAGTTATTTAAATTTGGTAAAAAGATTTTTGACAAGATCAAAGATACCATGCAGCCAGAGTTTCCAGGCGAGGAGCCAGTCAATCCGTTTGATTTTTGGAAGGGAGCTAACTTCAAACTGAAGATTCGTAATGTGGAAGGTTACCGCAATTATGACAAATCAGAATTTGAAGCATCTAGTCCTTTGGCGGCTGACGATGCTTCCATTGAAGCTACTTGGAATCAACAACACAGTCTGGTTGACTTTTTGGATGCTCGTCATTTCAAGAGCTATGACGATCTCAAGAAGAAGCTAAGTGATGTACTAAGCGGTGTTCCAGCTGCTGTACGTCATGCAGAAAGTGTTGATCTGGATGCACCGGTTAAACCTGCGGCATCAGCAGCAGCTAAACCAGCAGCAGCACCAGCAGAAGATGATGACAGCATTAGCTACTTTGCTAATCTGGCAGCAGAAGATTAAACAACTCCCTTAAAGAAGGAGTTTTTTGGAGGAGCTTAAAACGCTCCTCTTTTTTTATGCCTGATAGTTCTGGAAGTTCCAGCGAGTCAGCGCTGATTCTGTAGGACGAGTATCACCACGGCTGAGCATGATGTTTGCTGGTTGAGCTGGTGCCGCAGCCTGTTGATTATTGATGACCACAGGCGCCTGGGTCTGACCAGAATTTATGTTGGCCATTTTATTCTCTGCACTCAGCTGTTGTATCTGTTGCGTTTTAGCAGCACTGTCAGCTGATCCTTTGGGTGCTAGTACTCCCTTGTTAGGATTACTTTTAAATATGGAATCTTTGATGCTTTCAAATCTGGTGTTAATGGCTGCACGAGTCTGCTCCGGAACATATTCATCGGCAAATTCACCTACCTTACCTCCCAGATACCCACCAGCAATACTCAGTGGTATACTGGCGACACCCAGTCCACTCAGACCACCAATTGCAGCGCCAGCAGTAGCAAATCCTCCCTTGAGTGATGCCTTGGTAAAGTCGCCACTTTCACCATATTCGTCAGCAACTGCAAGCGCACCACCAATATAGGGGACAGCCTTGACTGTTTTAGACAAAGCTTTAGCAGCACCTACTTTGGTAGCTGAAAATGCTCGTTTAAGTGCACTAGGTTTTTTAATGTATTGTTCACCACCAGTTTTAGTTACCTGTTTGTATCGATTACCTTCTTTGAATATTTCACCAGGTCTGCGACCAGCTTTATTGACTCCGGTCTGACCAAATGGTGTCATTGGTTTAGCTTTAATACCACCAGCGCCCGGACTAATTTTGTTGATCAGATGTTTGAGTGCGGTAAAACCCAGTATATCGCCTAGCATTCCCTCAGCCGCGCCTAACAAACCAGAACCTTCTTGGCCTTCAACACCTGCACCATTTTCACCAATGGCACCTTCGGTGCCGCTGCCCTTGTACATGTCATAGCCCATGGGACTGGCCGCAGCTGCATAGGCCGGTGCCCGATATTCTGGTCCCATGGCCTGTTTGATCTTTTCTCTGGCCTCGGTTTTAGGTGTCTGACCCAGTTTGCGAATCAAGGCATCAATGCTTTTCTTCAGAGCCGCGGTGTCTTTGCTACCCGCAGTCTGCAACTTTATAATAACATTTTCTAATCGTTTGAAAATATTCTTTTGTTCCTTGGTGGCATCCTTGAGCAGGTCTTCGCGTTTACGAGTCTGTTTAACAAACTCTTCGAAGATTTTAGTACTGGTGCTGATGGTTACGGATTCGGCCTGAGTTCGACTTCCTGGTTCCTTGTTGCCCTTGACCAGGGTATTGCCAATGCTTTCCAGACTCTTGCTTAACTCCTGCAGAGTGCGCTGAGTATCAGTAGGGCCAGCGGCCGGGTCACGATTTAGTGTGGCCGGAGCAGTCTGCAGGTTCTCCAGATTAGAACTGGATTTTAACAGATCTGATAGATTAACTTTTCCGCTGACTTTAGCCATTATTCATCCAATGCTGCACGATTGGGCATGGGTTCATCAGCAGCTGGTGCACCAATGTTTACGGTATTTTGCTGACCGGGTGGTACATAGGTAGTTCCTGCGCCAGCTCCAAAACCAGCTGCGCCTCCTAGTTTTTCCTGAGTGCGACCATAGGCAGCAATGCCCAGCACAGCACCCATGGCCAGATGGAATAATCCAGCACCCTGCAGTGTCAATGGTTGCCATTGTGTGTTTACTGATCCTGCGGATATGGCCTGCAGCACGCTCCACAGTATGGGAGCCAGTATGAAATCAAATGCACATACTGCCATGTATAACCAGCCCATGCAGGGACGCCATTTTGAATTCATCCAATCTTCTTTTTTACCAGTACTCATGTTTATCCTTGTTGTGTTTGTTGTTGCTCTTGCAAACGTTGGTTTTCCTCTTTGAGGTGATTTACCAACAACATGGTATAAATTTCCCTTTCCCACGGCATCATGGCTTCCAATTCTGTGAGACTATACTTGTGAAACTGCATGAGATTAAAGTTAGTCTGGTAATAATTAAACAGAGTTTCGTGCGAAAGGACTAGGCGAAAAAACTCTGCAGTCCCTCCAGGACCGCGGTATTATGTGCATGGCATTTGGTGCAGTCAAATTCTAATTCATGACGCAATACTGGTTGTGTACGGAAGAATTCCTGTATGTTTTCCAGATTACGAGGACTAAGATTTTCTACAAACTCTATGAGCTCAGCCTGACTATAATCCAGAGCCGCAAAATTCTCATCACCCTTCCAGATATTACGAATACTGCGAGCTATGAGATTGATCACGGCATCATTACCGCCGGCTTCAATTTCTTCACGCAATTGCTGCAGGCTCAGCAGATCTGGTTCAGCCAGGGTAACTGCCAGACCCGAACCCAGGTCTACATTACTGCCATGACCAGCAGTCTTTTTAACTTCTACGGTGGTGATGTCTAAATTGCCGTCCTGACGATTTTCGCATTCACTGCAGGTTAGTACAAGATCAATGTTTTCACCCACGCTGCGGGCTCGTATCTGCATGAACAGATATTCGGCATCATAGGCCGGAGCATGCTGTACATCAAAGGTATTAAAAGTACAGGCCTGAACTATGTCCAGAACTGCCTGTGTTTGTTGTTGAACATCGCCATTCTGAGCTATGAGCAATTGTTTTTGTTCACGTACTAGAAATGGTCGAATCTTAATGCTTTCGCCAGTACTGGGAACCGTTAGGTTATAGGTTGGCACATCAAGTTTTGGTAAAGACATGGTATAAACTCCTATCTAATTAAAAAAGATCCTTGAGATCTGCTGGGTAAAGATTGATTAACAGTGTTGTTCACAGCACTACCCACCACACCCTGGGTAATGTTTGTAAGGTTTGGACTGATATAACTAATTACACCCTGAGCAATATTCAGCACTGATCCCAGGCCATTATTGCTGCCAATGTTTGAATTACTGCCTATGGTGCTGGGATTGTTGACCTTCCAGGTACGATAGCTAAACACCACATTGAGTTTGTGCACCTGGTTGGGCAACAGATGATCCAGTGTCATGGGCATTACGGTATTGGGAAACGCATCCACCAGAGTCACACTGTAGGTAACATTGTCAGCCTCGTCCAGCTGATTGATGGTGATGCTGGTCAAATAATCTGCCTGGTAATGCGTGGTAAAGGTAACAGGATCTATGATGCCATTGACCCAGGCATCAAAGTAATACTTGACCTGCATGTCCTTGTCCATGAGAAACTGCAGACCCAGATTTTCGCCGCCCTTGTTGATACCCACGGGATGAAAACTTGGTGGTCCAAATAATTGTTGACGACTGGTTATGACCTGGTTCACAGGAAGCTGAGCATTGTCACAGAACATGCTGACCTTGCGACCCCAGCTATTGTTGCTCACGCAGGGTGGATTGTTTACGGTTACTTCAAACCGGTTTATCTTGGCCAGTCCGTTGTTGCGAACCTCGGCTAAAAAATTGGTTATGTTGTTGGTGGCCTTGGCCATTACATGTTCCTTAGTGTTCGATTAAACACTTGCTGTTTGCCTGCACCATGAAATTGCTCTACAGGCATCATGGCTGCATTTAACCACTGATCAGGTGGTATGTTTAAAAATCTACTCTGTACATGACTGCTTAAATAATGTTTGACACAGGCACCAACACCAGCAAATTTACTGCTGCTGCTTAGTATGCGCCAGCTTACCTGAGCCTGGCTACGAGGGTCAGTTTCATCAACCAAACTTAATAATGCACCCATGATTTTAAATCTAAGAGCATAGGGCAAATAATGAAGATTTATGCCTAGAAATCCCCCTGGAGCCGTGCTAAACGGCAGCACCAGAGGCAGTGTGTCATACACCGGCAAAGTGTCCTTGTGTTTAGGATCATAGCTAAACAGATACAGCTGACCAATGTTTATGGTATTATCACCATTGTATATGGCTCGATTGACCTTGCCGGTCAGACCGGGCAATCGGCTGATCTGTTGTCTGTACCAGTCCTGGCTGCGTCTAACATCGCCGGAATTGATCCTAAGATCATCAAAAGGATTTTTCTTGGTGGCCATTGTTTATTTATCTAATCCTAGCTCTTTTTCAGTGATGATCTCAAATTTCCAGCCCTGATTTTCACAGAATTCTGTAGCGGCTTTCCATTTGGCCTGATTGATGCCCCAGGTATAAACTTCTTCGATGAACTGGCGAGTTCGGCGTTTGGGAATTTCTGGTGGTCGGGTAAATTTAGCAGGTTTAACTTCTATGAGATATCGGCTAACCTTACCAGAACTTTCCTGTACCTTCATGTAGAAATCCACAAAGTATCTGTGTATTTTTCCATCGACTGGTGATAAATAAGGTATGACGACCTCTTCGCTGCCCCATTCTAGTACATTGGGATTGTTGTCGCAGTATTTCATGAACTTAAATTCCCAGAGACTGCGATAGATTACGTTTATGGGATTACCTGTGTATTTCACAGGATTGACAACTCTGTAACGACCCTTGTAGACATTGTTTGAATACATGATAAATATTAATTTAATTAGATACACTTATTTATAGGACCAATCATGGCCGATATCTTCCAAACCATTGGTAATGTAGTCAAAACCGCTGCGGGTGTTGTACAAAACCCCACCACGTATGTTCCACCTGGAATCACCAGTGGCAGCGTAGGCGATCCTCAGGCCGGTGTTGATTATCCTAACTATACTCCCATACCAGTTGCTGCCGGAAGTCCGGTCAAAGGCACCAGTGTGGATTCACTTACACCTGGTACATTTACAGCTAGCTCACAGAGCGGCGGTAAATTAAAATACAATGTTAAAAGTTTAACTTATCCTAGCAAAGTCAGTGGTGCAGCGGATCTACAACACTATGTGGTGTTCTTCATCAACATACGAGGTAAAAGTAAATTTAAAGATAGTTATGGTAGCAAAGCAGCCATAGCATCCAGTAATAACCTGGCTGGCCTAGATGCTAATAATTTAGTCAATGCTGGTGCGGGTGCTTTGGGATTTGCTGGTGGCATAGCCATAGCCAGTACAGTGCTGGCCAATGTTAAACCAACTCGCGTAGCAGGTAAACTTTTAAAACTTGCTGGCATTGGTGGTTATGGTGTTGCTGGTTATCAGGGTGCTAAAGCAGCCAATAATGCTGCGGGATTGTTTGTTCCAGATCAGACTTTTAGAATTGATCAGGCCATCATGCTGGCTGTCAACGAAAAACCCAGCGTAACCTATGGTATTAATTACGAAGGCAAAGAGCTCGGCACTCTGATTGGTTGGTTAGCCGGTGGTGTAAGTGCAGCCGATGCTGTTAAAAAATCTGGCGAAAATGTTGAACTAGTACGAGCAGCTGCCATGGCTGCAGCTAAAATACCATCAGGCATAGCAGATGCTCTTAATTTTAATCTAGACCTGGCTGATGCCATAAGCATTGGAACTGGCACAACACCAAATCCATTCCGAGAACAGGTATTTAAAAATGTTCAGACTCGTGAATTCTTGTTTAATTATAAATTCCTACCACGTAGTCAGACTGAATTTGATAATGTACAAAAAATTATCTATCAATTTAAATTTCATATGCATCCTGAATTAAGTTCAGGTAAATTATTTTACATATACCCCAGTACCTTTGACGTAGTGTATTATTATCGAGGCAAGGTCAACGGTGGAGTACATAGAATTGCCACCTGTGTGCTGGAACATCTGAGTGTAGATTATGGCGGTCAGGGATTTAATACCTTTAACAATGGCGGATCAACTGAAATTGATATTAAACTACAGTTCCGTGAACTTGAAGTTATGACCAAAGATAGAATTAAAGAAGGATACTAGGCATGTACTTTAAAAATTTTCCATTAATGAATTATAGTCTAGATGGTGGAACAACTACATTTTTAGCCACGGATTTTTTTCGCAGAATTGTTGCCAGAACCAATAACATACTGGGGGCTACTGCGTATACCAAATATGTTATACTCGAAGGCGAAACACCAGACATCCTGGCTGAAAAATTATACAATGATACTAACTTATACTGGGTAATCCTGGTGGCCAACAACATCATGGATCCACGTTGGGAATGGCCCCTGAGCACTCTGGCCTTGAATGCCTACATAACTGACAAGTATGGTGCAGGCAACGAATATGCCATACATCATTATGAAAATAGTCTTGGCGATGTTGTACACAGCAGCTATGCCGGAGTTAAAACCGCAATCAATAATTCTTATTATGAAAATCAACTTAATGAAGATAAACGCAGCATCAGTGTGCTTAAAGCACAATTTGTTCCAACTTTTTTAGATAGTTTTAATGGATTATTAAATGGCTAGTTCGACCATGAAAGATGGTGTTCAGGACGCTGGTGATATTGATCTACAAGCCGTAAGCATAATTACATCATCGGGCAAAACATTTGATTTACTCGGCGGATACCTAGGCGAATTAAATCTCTACGAAGATCTGTTTCGTGGCGGGCTGTATGGTAACATACTAATATTTGATGCAAATAACATTAACCAGGTACTGGGATTGACCGGTGATGAACTACTGTACATCAAAATGGTTACACCTAGCATGAATGACAATGTCATAGAAAAAACCTTTAAGTGCTACAGTATAACCGATAAATTCATGTATTCGGATTCGGGTAAACAGACCTATATCATACATTTTTGCAGCCCCGAAGTATTCATGGACGCGCTCACCCCCATATACAAGACATTTAAAAAAGCTCGAGCCACAGATTTAGTTGGGCAAATATTTGAAAAATATCTGGCTACTAGCCGCACAGGTGGAACTGGATTTACTCCTTTGGTGATCCTAGGATCTGCTGAAAATGAAATACAGTTTACCAGCCCAGGCTGGAGGCCCAGCCGTTGTCTAAACTGGTTAGCCAGTAAGACCAAAGAAGCCGGATACAATAATCCGGGTTATGTATTTTTTGAAACCAACAAGGCATTTTATTTTGCCAACGTCGAACACATCATGGATCTGGCTGTACAGAGTAATACCTATTATTCTGATTATTACTACATGGCCAACAATATAGATAGTGGTTTTAATGGTGTGCAGTACAGCAAGGACATAGATCTGGAATATAAAAAAGCCGCGGACTTCAAGGTCATAGAAAGTTTTAATGCACTTAAAAATACCCAGACCGGATACCTGGCTAACCGATTGTTTACCTTGGATTACATAAATAAAAAAATTGTATCCACAGACTATGATCACGTTGATAACTGGGGTGCTTTTAAACATTTGGAAAATATTAAAGGTAAAGGTAGTGGTGGAACTCCCTTACCACCATTTAATGCCAGTGATCCAGCTACTGGTGGTGCACTCAGAGCAGCTGCAGGTTTTAATCAGGTATATGTACAGCACCCAAATTTATACACAGGTGTTACTCAAAATGCCAATGAAATTATTGATACCATCATGCCGGTTCGAACCAGCACATTGGCTGAGCTGGACAACTGGAAGATTGAGATCACAGTTCCGGGTCGTACCGACATTGAAGTTGGTGCCATAGTAAATTTCCATTATCCAGATGCTAGTCCCCGAGACCCTAGCGATCAAAATAAAAACAAAGATGATAACTATTATTCAGGATTTTATCTGGTGACTGCAATACGACATAAAATAACGCATATCAAACACATGATGATACTAGAGTTGGTCAAAGACTCAGTTAAATCTCAACAAAACGCAGGATAGATCATGGCAGCAACAATTAATAATTTATTTGGTAAACAGGGATTCTTTTGGTGGGTTGGCGTTGTAGAAGACCGCAAAGATCCACTTAAACTAGGACGATGTCGAGTTCGCATAGTCGGATATCATACTGACAATAAAAGCGAAATGCCCACGGCAGATTTGCCCTGGTGTTATCCCATACAGCCCATACTAAGTGCAGCCAATTCTGGCAAGGGTGATGCTCCAGTAGGACCCCTGGAAGGAACCTGGGTGTTTGGTTTCTTTGCAGACGGAGCCGAATGTCAGCAGCCCATGATGCTGGGCACCATGGGTGCCATACCTACCAGCAGTGCAGCCTGTAAGATACAGAGTTCACAGAATCAGGCCATAACTGGTGTACAGCGAGACAGCCGGGGCAACGTCATCAATGATGCCAATGGTCCTGTAACCGTACAGCCTGAGGCTACAGATCCAGGCAACACCAGCAGCAATGCCATAACCAGTACCCTACCACCGCTGACTCAGGCTCAGACTCAGAGTCTCATGGATGCCATAGCTCAGAAAGAAAGTTCTGGTAGCTATACTGCAGTCAATCCAGTCACGGGCTATGTTGGTAAATATCAGTTTGGTTATGCCATACTACAGACTCAGGGCTATGTTCGAGCTCAGCCTGGACGGAGCATAGCTAATTCAGATCTGTACAATAACAATCTCTGGACTGGTAAAAATGGTATCAACAGTGTAGATGATTTCTTTGCCAATAAAAATAATGTGCAGGAAACTGCCATGTTTGACAGCATGCAGACCAACTATGGCATACTTAGAAATTCCGGAACCATAGATCCAGCCACCAGCTCACCAGATCAGGTTGCGGGTTATATTGCAGCCAGTCAGCTGGGTGCAGGTAATGCCATCAAGTTGGCCCAGGGTGGGTCATTTGCAGACCGCAGTGGAACTACAACTCAGGACTTCTACAACATAGGCAGCACTGCCGTGGGCGGAACTGGCACAGTCACAGCCAATGTACTGGCTCAGGCACCAGGCAATAATAAAAACGGTTTTGTAGGTTTTTTAAAAACAGCCTTTGGTGCTCTTAATGATCCAGCTCTGGGAACTCCCGCAGGTTATACGGACCCCAACAGCACCTATCCAACCTGTGATTATACCAATCGAGCCGATACCAATCAGCTGGCCACCAATGATGATGCTCTGAAAAGCACACCATTAAAACCCAAACAAGAAAATCTGGTCAAGGACATAGAAACAGCCAACAATGCCGATGGCACCTGGAACGAACCACCCAGTGCGTTCAATGCCAAATATCCCTACAACCAGGTCAAGGAAACCGAAGCTGGTCATGTAATTGAAATTGACAATACTCCTAATGCCGAACGCATTCACATCTATCACAAGGCTGGCACCTATGTAGAGGTTGATAAAAATGGTACTGTGAGCTATCACGTAGCCGGTGACAACTATGAAGTGTTTACCCGCAACAATAAAATGTATACAGCTGGTAACTGGGACATAACTGTGAACGGTGCCAACACCTTGTTGGTTAAAAACACTCTGGATGTTGAAGTGCTGGGTAAAACCACAGTGGTCATACACAATGATTGTGATGTCAATGTGGCCGGAGACCTACGAGTCAAGGCCAAGAACATCTACATGGATGCTCAGGAAGACTTCATCATAAATGCCGGCAAAAATTTCAGTGTAAACACCGGAACAGATTTTAATGTCAAGGCCGGTAACTATGCCAATGTTAATTCTGGTGGCGACATGAACTTCAATGTCGGCGGCGACGAGCAGCACAAGGTGTCTGGCGATTTTGATGCCGATGCCGCAC